CTTCTCGTCGAGGATCCCGACGAACCAGACGTTGCGCCCCCGGGTGTGCTGAAGGTGGGTCAGCCAGGCGATCATCTCGCGGCCGTGCAGACCGTAGGCCCCGCGCACATCCGGCTTGCCGGTCTTCTCCGACACCGCCTCGGGCTGGCCCTTGCACCACTGAAAGCAGAGCCGCCCGGCCACGGTGATTGAGTCGACGAAGATGGTGTCGTAACGGTCGAGCGCGGCCGGATCGCCGAACTTCTGGCAGATGGCGGCATGATGTGCAGGGCTGTAGGGCTGTTCGTCGCGCAGGGCCGGATTGGGCCCGCCGATGAACACCGCGAAATCCCGACACTCCGCCCATGTGCGTGGCCGGATGCTGTCGCCCGGCCAGCCCTCGATGGCCAGATCGCCCGCCTCGAGGTCGATGAACAGCGTGCAGGCCGGGTCGAGCGTCCAAAGCAGGCTGGTCTTGCCGATGCCGGACTTGCCGAAGATGCAGCCCTTGATGCCGCGCGGCTCGGCCAACCGCTGGTCGGCGGTGATGATGGGCAGGCTCACGCGCGCTCCTCCAGCGGGAGGAGTTCGACTTTCAGCGTGCCGGTCTTGACGGTGCGGGCGGGCTCGAAGCCCTGGCGGATTGCCTCGGGCCAGGCGACATAGGCGCGCTCAGGCACCTTGAAGCTGATCTCGACGTATTCGGCTGGATCTTCGCCTGCGGCGCGGATGCGTTCGACCATGGCGGCGAGCTTGGCCTGGTCCCATTCGACGCGCTTCGGCAGGTCGGCGACCACGGTGAAATCTCCGTCGACAATGCGAACGGTGCCGGTGTCCTTGCCGCAGGCGCGGCGTGCCTCGGCAGCGCGGGCGGCGTAGCGGACCTCGAGCGCGGTGGAAAAGCGCGCGGTGACGGCCTTCATCTGCTTGGCCGCGGCGTCGATCTCGCGCTGTAGTGCGGCCAGAAGCTCGACGGGAAGCTGGGCGATCTCGCCAGCGGGCAGGTTGATCAGCTGATCGATGCTGGGGGTGTTTTGCGGGAACGTCATTGAGGTCTCCGTAATGGGGGATAGGGTCAGGCGGCCTCGAGGAGGCGCATGGAAAGAGCGGGACCGGCCTGGCGGGGTCTGGCCCGGGCGATGGCGATGTAGGCGAACTGGTCGGGGCCGATCCGGGCCTGCACGAGGTGGAAAAGGCCCTGCTCGGCGGCGCGCAGCGCGGCCGATGCCACCAGGCGCAGGGTGCGCTGCTGTTCGGCGGGCAGTTTCGAGATGACGGAAGTCGCGTCGACCGCGAGAAAGCCGCGATGGTAGACCAGCGTCTCGCCGGGTGCGGCCTGCGCGATCCAGGCCGAAAGACCGACCTCGTCGAGGGCTGGTCCGGCCGCGCCGAAGATCGACACGACGCGTGTGGCGCGGAGGATGGAATGTCGGGCCATCATGCCGCACCCCGATCCGCAGTGCTGCGGCGCTGGCGGGCCTGCTCATAGGCCAGCACATCCTCAAGCCGGTAGACCACGCGGCCGCCGATTTTCAGGAAGGCCGGGCCCTCGCCGGTCCAGCGCCAGCGTTCAAGAGTGCGCGCCGAAATGCTCCAGCGTGCGGCAAGTTCGGTCTGGTTCAGGCAGGTTCTGGTCTGCATCGTCCTCTCCCGGTGTGTCGTTGGGAGGAAGATGCACGGCGCGATGCGGGGATGTCGTCGGGATCAGAGTGGGATACGGCGGGGGATCAGCCGGACCGTTTCAATCATGGGGTGAAACGTATGCCGGTGGGATCGCCATCCCCCTCCATCCCCCGGCGCGTCCCTCAGAGGGGATCCAGTGGGGACCGCGGAGCGACCGACTCAGATTCCCGCGAGCCGATAGGCACCTCGGCCGTTCGACTCGATCAGCAACGGCCAGTCCTTCTTGGACTTGAAGACATCGGCCATCTTGAGGCTGCGCGACCCGGCCTGTGAGAGCACCGCCTTGCCGCTCTGCCACGGATCGCCCCGCTTGGCCGCCGCGTGCAGGATCCGCACGACCTGTGCCTGGATCGGACCGAGCCGGAACTCTCGGCCATTGCAGCGGACGCTCTGATAGTCGGCAGAGGCGTGAAACCCGCCAGCGAACTTCAGGCCGGAGGCTCCGCCAAAACCTGTCGCAGCCTCGAAGCGGTCGCGTTCTTCGCGCCTTAACACCAGATCCGGCTTGCGGATTTTCAGGCATTCGCGCGAACCGTAGAAGCAGGCATAGTCCGCCTTCGCTGTCCGGAACCGAGTGATGCTGACCTCGCTAAGGCGGAAGAGCTGGAAGACGTCCTGAACGTGCAGGTCCAGCAGCCCATTGAACAAGGACCGCTCGGTCGGGATCGAGAAGCAGCGGCCATCGTCGGTTTCCTCGAAGTCGCCGAACTCGACAGGCAGGTTCAGGATGCGGACGGACAGACGCAGCTGGTCGTTCTCGGCCAGATAGACCAGATCGACCTCGGGCATCGACCAGCGGGCGAGGACTTCCGGCAGGGTGAAATACGCCTTCTCGATCTCCATCCGGGCACCCGATTCCAATGCAATCTGTTTGGCTTTTGTTCTAGTCGCTTGACGATCCCAATTCAATCCTGTCATATCCAACTCTATCCACAGCCTCTTGGGGAAAAGATGACCGAACATCACACCCTGGCCGACCGTCTTCGGGCGCGCTCCGACCAGCTCGGCCTGGCACCGGCCCATGTTGCTGAGATGGCCGGGGTCAACCGCTCCTTCGTCTATGACATCCTGCGCGGGCGCTCCTCGCGCCCCAGCATCGACCGTCTGGCCGACGTCGCCCGCGTGCTGAAGGTGGATCGCGAATGGCTGATCCACGGGATCGGCGAGATCGAGGGCCCCTCCCCTTTCAGCGAGACCCCCGAAGATACCTTCGTGGCGATCGCGCATGCGACGCCGCGCCCTGCGATGGGTGGCGGCGCAGTTGTAACCGAGGATGGCGACACGCCGGGACGCGCCTACCACTTCCGCCAGTCGTGGATCCGCCACAAGCTGAAGGCCAGCCCGTCACAACTCCGGATCATGCATGTCGAAGGCGACAGCATGGTCCCCACGCTGCAGGACGGTGATGCTGTGCTGGTCGACATGACCCGCCAGTTCCCCAGCCCCCCTGGCATTTTCGTCCTCGACGACGGCATGGGCCTGGTCGCCAAGCGCCTCGAGCACATCCCCAACAGCGATCCGCCCGCCGTACGGGTGATCTCGGACAACCCGCTCTACCCCGCCTACGAGCGCACGGCTGACGAGATCCGCATCATCGGCCGCATCCGCTGGTTCGCGCGGGAGATATGAGGATGTGTGGTGTCGCTCCCTCCCGGAGCCAGAAACGAAAAAGCGCCCGCGAGATTTCTCTCCGGACGCACCTCTGCGATGATTAGAACTTGCGTCAAGGGGGGCAGGTTTGTCAATGACGTGTTTCGTATGTATTTCAGTGACTTGCGCGAATACACAACTTTGCATGGCCACGCATCCGCAGACACTTCACGCATGAAAGGCGGGACACTCCCTATTTCGTTTGGACTCAGAGGCGATGGCCAGCAAAAGGCAGAGGAGCGAAACCCGATCATCGCGCGTCCCAGTGTACTGACATCATCAAAATGGCATTGAGATGCTCGCGACTTGAGCAGATTGTTTAAGGAACGCGGACAGCGCCATTACAACGACCCATCAGTCTGGGAACACGATCCTGAGTCCTGAGCTTTCAGTCCAGCATGTTAGCTCGTGGAAGGGCTGACCTTCTCCTTTCGGCCGCGTCGACCGCTCGGTTTCCCCTTCGAAAGTCCGACGCCACCATGACTCCCATCGTTATTTCCTTCGGTTGGGAAGAGTGAAGGCGTACCACCCGATTCAGAGAATGGAGAGGGTCGATCTTCGCGCGAACTCGCATTGCGCTCTGCATCGGGCGATGCGAGCCCAGCCACGAGCTCTCGACCCTCGATTTCGACAGTGGCGGCAGGATCATCCAGTTCAGAACCCTCTGCGGCGAGGGAGGAAGGCGTCCCGACTACATTGAAGGCGCCACCGTTGGGGGAATTTCCCTCCGAAGTGACCTCCGTGTGGCAAGACGCCCATCCTGCCGGGGCATCTTCCCTCGCCCGAAGCGCGACAATGGCAGATCCCGGCAGAAGGCGCCCAAGAGATAACAGCGTCATTGTAGGAACGCTGGCGGTTTCACCGATTTCAGCGGCAACAGCCAGTTTCGTTAGGGTTTGAAGATCCTTCTCAAGTGGCCCGATATCTGGTGCCTGACCTCCGATGATGCGAAGCGCATGGTGCGCGCCGGTCGCTATCGCAACCAATTCGATCATCGCCGGACGGTCGCAGGGCAGGCTTTCGAATGCTTGCCGAAAATTGTCGTCCTCCATTCGAAGAAAAGAAGGTGCAATCCGCGCGGAGCTGAGACACGACCCAATGTAGGCCCTAGTCGTCCGTCGCCAGTCGGCGTCCTTGTCCTTATCGAGGAGACCAGCCTCCTCGGCAGCAAGGGCCATCAGCATCCAAGCCTCGGCTGACGTACCAGAAACGCGCTCACGCAAAGGCACATTGGTGGCAAGCAGCTTGGTCATATTGTCCAAGCGCACCCTTGTTTGACCGAGCCACCGCTCCTCCGGTCTGTCAGGATCTGTTGGCCACGCCCGGTCGAACGCCCAAGCCCACAAGCGGCGAGCCTGCTGGTCAGCGTTCTCGATGCGGCTACAGTCCTTCCATCGCTCCCAAGCCTTCTGGATAACCGCCGAAGCCATGCCCAAGGCTGCGTTCATCCGCTCTGCGGCCGGAGAAAGCAGCCTCGAACTTCGCTCGGAAAGAGCCGAAAACTTGACTCCGTCCAAGGCCAACCAAAGCAGGCCGCCGGCGATGACACGCGGCGGAACGGTGATCTCGGCGATCAGGAATGCGTCATCGAGCGTTTCAAAATCCGGTGCGAATTGTAGAGAAGAAATGAAAGCAGCAGCCTCGCTGTCAACCGCGCACCAGACCAGCCGATCGGCCGCGACACGCAACCCCCCCTTGTCGTGCCAATTCAGCCATTCAAGAAAGGAGACCACAACGATGTGTCGGTGCATCTGCGCCTCGGTCACGAAAAGATGTCTTCAACGGCAACCGCCGCTCTGCTGGGATATATCTTGCTCACGACATCCCCCGGCAGTTTTTCGAAAGGCGGCTCCATTTGGCCTGACAAATGCGTCAGGAAGAGGTTCTCAAACGTCCGGGTTACGCCGACGTAGCTTACCTTGACCTGAAAGGGCTCCAGCGGTTCTGAC